TGGCATTATTATTCTCCTTCTTGTAATTTTTATGTTTTTGTGCAATAATAACTACATTGTAATACAAAACGATACGATGTCAAGAGGTGGTTTATAAAAATGTTGGATAAAACAGAAAAAGAGCTATTAGGGCCAGGCTTAAGCGTGAGATTGACAGCTATAACGCGTAATAAATTAAGCGTACTTGCACGAAAAAGGGGTATGTCGCCATCTAGTTTGGCTAGATTTTGGCTGGAAGAAAGAATAAAAAAAGAAGATAATAATAAAAAAGGGGATTGATTATGACAACAACAAATGCATTAGTTTATTACCACGAACTAGTTAAAGCCGGAATGCCGGACGAACAAGCTTTTAATCAAGCAATGGCATTTGATAATGCTATTAGTCATTTGGCAACGAAAGACGAGCTAAAAACAGAAATATTCTTACTAAGAAAAGATATACAGCGCATTGATACTAAATTACAAGATTTTGCGACTAAAGAAGAGCTAAAAACAGAAATATCCTTACTAAGAAAAGATCTTGAGGTAAGATTCTCTGAAATAGATGCGAACTTTAAATTAATAGATGCTAATTTCGCCACTATGCGAATTTTTGGCTGGGCTATTATTGTTATTGTGATTGTACCGATTTCTAAGATAGTTTTTGGTTGGTAATATATAAAAATGGGGTTAAAGATGACAAATAAAGCATTACAGTACTTTTTAGATTTAAAGGCTAATGGCGCAACAGATGCAGAAGCCAAAGCACAAACAGAGGCGCTGACCTCTGTATTAGAGGGCGTTGCGACTAAAGAAGATTTAAAAATTGTAAGAGAAGATTTATTGGCGACAAAAACAGAATTAATTGCAAAGCTTGCGACTAAAGAAGAATTAACTAATTTAGGAATAAGAACTGACTCTAAATTTGATTTAGTTAGGAAAGACATACTAAACTTGGAGGATAGAATAGACATTAATCATCGGTGGATCATGGCATTTTTAATAGCCAATTTTGTTGCGTTTGCAACATTAATTATAACTAATGCTATGCGAGTCTGAACTATAATATAACAAGGAGGTTAATACTATGAAATGCAGATGTACAAGCTGTAGTGGCAATAAAAAAATTATGAAACTAGGTATGGTAATGGGCGAGTGTGGAAACTGTAAAGGCACAGGCACGCAAACAATCGAAGATAGTATCATACCAGATGTAGCTAAACCAACAGACAAGGATGTCATCAATGACGCAAAAAGAGAAGAATCGCGAGAAGTTAAAAAAACAGATAGCAAAGTTACCTCCAATCAAACTAAGCGTAAAAGGTAAACACCCTGGCGGTAGACCAACGAAATACACCGAAGAATTAGCAAACCGTATCTGCGACGCTGTAGCTACAACAACTGATGGTATGCGACGCATGTGCGCCAACAACGAAGGTTTTCCAACATGTGAAACACTTATGCAATGGCGCTATAAATATCCCGAGTTTTCTGCACATTACGCACAATCTAAGCTTATTCAGGCTGATTTATTCGCAGAACAAATTATAGATATTTGTGACGAAGAACAACACACCAGCGAAGGAATACAACACGCAAGACTTAGGGTTGACACTCGCAAATGGTTAACATCAAAACTAATACCAAAAACTTACGGCGACAGAGTTCATAGCGAATCAACAGTTAGTATTAAACATGAGGATGCATTGGAGCTTTTAAAATAAAATGTTCATCAATGATGCAGAAGTATATCACATAGCTGTAATGCTATATGAATTTATGATGCCAGATGATGTCGATGCAACGCCAATTACTTTGGCAGAATTTAAACAAAAATTAGAAGGAATATTAAAGGATGGATGAAGAGGAGGGTAAAATATGGGCTCGTTACTATAGCTGCCCTTGGTATGATTTAACTCCCGGCGAACAGGCAGTAATAATTAACTTTAGTAAAAATTGTGGGGTTAGCCACGTTATGTTCGACAGGTTTTTTACCAACTAAAAAGGAATGGCTAGAGAATGGGATACAATAGTACTAAGCATAATTTGGCAGCATTATTAGAACTAATTAATGAGTTTGTACAAGACAATCCTTTAAAAATAGAAGAATTGCCGGACTATCTTAAACAATTACCAGATAGAGAGCAGCAAGTATTAAACTTTTATTATAGGGATGGACTCACCCTTAGAGAAATAGCTGAAATTTTTGGGGTGAGTTGGTCTCGGCCGTTTGAAATTAAAAGTAAGGCGATAAGAAGAATAAGAAAAAAAATTACAATAGCTAAAAACAAATGACTGAAGACGAGATTAAAACACGCCAGCATTTAAAAGATAACTTTTTACATTATGCATCACGTTGTCTTAAAATTCGCACTAAGCAAGGCGAGATTTCGCCGTTTATTTTAAATAAAGCGCAAGAATATATCCATCAGAAATTAGAAGAGCAAAGACTACAAACAGGTAAGGTTAGGGCGCTGATCTTGAAAGGGCGTCAGCAGGGCTGCTGTTTTTCACCAGACATGCGTGTACTAACATCTGACTATAGGTGGGTACCTATTGGCTCCATTAATGTTGGCGACAAGCTGGTTAGTTGCGATGAAAACTCCGTAGGCTTTACTAAAATAGGGCGTAAACAATCAAGAAAATTCAGAACATCTACGGTAGAGGCCAAGGCAATTTTTTATAAGCCAACTTATGAAGTTTTATTTGATAATGGTGCACGGCTAAATGTAACGGCCGAACATCGAATGCTTAGCAAGCAAAGAGGGGGTTGCGAACAAAGGTGGCGACTCGTAGCGGACTTTAAGGTGGGCGATTATATTAGGATTGCAACAAGGCCACCAAACTATAAATCTAGTTATGAAGACGGATGGATGGGAGGATTGATTGACGGCGAAGGAAGTATGAGGGGCAAAAATGGCGGAACAAAAAGAGTTAGTATACACCAGATTGCTGGGCCAATTTTAGACAGGATAAAGGCATATTTCAAAAACATTGATATGCCATATTGCGAGGTGTTGGATCGCCGAACTTCGGGGGTAAGCAGTAAGCTTGGGGATAAGCCAGTACATCGCCTAGATATACACAGATTACCGTACATAATAGAGTTATTTTCAAGATGTAGGCCAACAAGATTTACTAATGATGAGTGGCATTTGGGACACGAGTTACCTGGCAAAGCAGCTACAGACGGTATTAAACCTTGGGCAAAAATAATTAAAATAACTCCTTTAAAAAAACAAAAAGTTATCGACTTACAAACTAGCGAAAAGACGTATATGTGCGAAGGACTAGTGTCGCATAACTCAACTTATGTGGGCGGACGCTTCTATCATAAGACCACCCATAATAAGGGTACACAATGCTTTATCTTAACACATGCACTGGATGCTACCAACAACCTATTTAAAATGGCTCAGCGTTTTTACCAGAACACGCCAAACTTAGTTCAGCCCGATATCAGTACTAACAACTCTAAAGAGCTAATCTTTGGGCGCTTAGATAGTGGATATAAACTAGGAACAGCCGAAAACAAAGCGGTCGGTCGTTCCAGCACCATCCAATTATTCCATGGCTCGGAGATTGCTTTTTGGGCAAACGCCCAAGAACATACTAAGGGTATACTGCAAGCGGTGCCTGATGCAACTGGTACAGAAATCATACTGGAATCCACCGCTAATGGTGTCGGTAATTATTTCCATCAAATGTGGCAGAAAGCAGAAAGCGGCATGTCTGATTTTATTGCGGTATTCGTGCCTTGGTTTTGGCAAGAAGAATATAAAAGGTCAGTGCCGCCAGACTTTAAACCTAACCATATAGAGTTACGTTTAATTGAAGCTTATCGGTTAACCTTAGAGCAAATAGCTTGGCGGCGATTTAAAATTACTGATTTATCAGTTAACGGTCAAGACGGGGAGAAGAGCTTTTGCCAGGAATATCCATGTAATCCCAATGAAGCTTTCCAACTTAAAGGTGAGAATTCATTTATAGATTCCTCAACAGTGATGCGTGCCAGAAAAGGA